GGATCAGCCCGAGCGCCTTCTCCAGTTGCGCGACGAGCGCCTTCGCCGCCTTGAGCCACCACGGGTCGGTCGCGTTCGGCTGAAGCCACGAATCGATCGCGTCCTTGTATCGCGCGAAGAGGCTGTACTTCTTCGGGTCCACCGCCTTGTCCGGATGCAGCTTGTTCCACTTCTCGACGTTCTTGTACGTGTCGACGTCGTTGATCAGGCCCACGACAGCGCCGACGGCACCGAGAAGCACAGCCCACCCGGCGGTCGCCAGCGCGCCCGCCGCCGCCGCCTTGATGCCCGCCTTCCAGGCCGCGCCCGAAAGCTGCGTGAGCTCGTAGGCGAGCTTCACCGCCCCCACCGCCGCCAGCGCCACGGCGAAGCCCTTCCAGTGCTCGATCACGGTGCCGAGCACCTGCCCCATCACCTTCACCGCCTTCACCGCCACCCCAAGCCACTCCGTGATGCGCTGGCGCATCACGTCGGCGTTTGCCTTCCGCCACGCCGCGTACTGCTTCACGAGGTCGCGCACGGCGGGCAGCAGGGGGGCGATCGCTTCCTTCCACAGCTTCGACGTGAGGCCGGCGAGCTGGCGCTGGATGACGACGAGATCCTTGCCGGCCGCGACCTGCTCCGGCGTCATCACGCTCGCCTTGCGCATCGCCTCGGCGGCCTCGGCGCCGTTGTTGAGCACCTGGATCATGCCGGCGCCGCCGCGGCCGAAGAGGCGCATGGCGAGGTTGACCTTCTCCGTCCCGTCCTCCATCGCGGCGAACTTCTCGACGAGGTCGGCGAAAACGTCGTCCGCCGATCGCATCTTGCCGTGCGCGTCCTTCACGCTCACGCCGAGCCGGCGGAACGCCTGCGCCTGCTCGCCGGACCCCTTCGCTGCGGCGCCCATGGAGCGGTTGAGGAAGGTGAGCGCGAAGCCGGCGTCCTCCACCGTCTCGCCCTCGAGCTTGAAGGCGGCCGTCACGCGCTGTAGGGCGTCGGCCGTCACGCCCGCCGACTGCGAGAGCCCGTCCACCGTCTCGGCATACTCGGCGGTCTTCTTCACGTTCTCGACGAACTGCGCCCCCACGTCCAGCAGCGTGTCGACGAGCTTCTCACCGGCAGCGCGCAGCGCACCGATCGCGATGTCGCCCCGCTTGAAGGCGGCCTCGTCGACGTTGAGACCGAGCGTGACCAGCAGCTCTCGAATGGTCATCTAATTTGCTCCGAGCAAATTGATGCGGATGACAGCGCCGTAGCGGCGACGGGAAGCGGCAACGATGTTAGCGCGAGCATCGGCAGAAAGCGGCTTCCCACGGCGCTTCTCCGCCGCGCTGGCAGACGCCTTCTTCATCGCCTGCTGGCCTTCGGGCGTCGCCCGCCATGCGGCCATTGACGCCGCGCGCTTGCGCTTGGTCTCCTCGGTTTGGACGAGGCCACGGCGAGAGGCGGACATCTTCGCACGGGCCTCCTCGGAAGGGCGAACGCCCTTTCGGGCAGCGCTCATAGCAGCGCGATGGGATGCGGCCTTGGGAACTCCGCGCAGTCCCTCGGCGACTTTTTCACGCATTGACTGAGAGCGATTGCGCTCAGCCATGTACGGCTTCGGCTTCCCCGTCAAAGAACTTGAAATCCGCTCACACGTCTCCGTCGTGAAAACGCGATCTTTCCGGCGCTCTCGCAGCTTGGCCTTGTGCTCGTCGGACAGCTTGCGACCCGTGTTTGCCAGGCGTGCCCGCTCGCCAATCGCAGCGGCGTCGGCTTTCTTCTGCGCGCTCAAGAGCGCCCGCGTCTCGGGGCTGTGCTTCCACCCGGGAGTACCATCGCCGCCGTCGGTGAGGTTGGTGAGGCGCCATCCGGCGGCGCGGCCGTGCGCGATCCACCGCCGTTCGGCATCGCTCAGTCCGTCGCCGCTCGGCAGTTCCTCCAGGCTCTGAATGCCGTAATCCTGCCCCTGTGCGAACAGTGATCGAATCCATGCCGCGCGGTAGGTCTTCGGCTTCAATTGCGATGGAGCGCGATGCGCTTTCGGGCGGTGCAGTCCGCTTGACGATTTGCCGACGTACCGAACGGCGCCGTCGGGATCGGTCAGGGCGTAGATGAGGAATCGACTCGTCATCGTGGCACCAGAAAATGAAAGCGCCCCGCAAGCGCACGGCCGGCGGGGCGCGAAACCGGCCTTGGAGGCGCGGCTACCCGATCGCGATGTAGTTGAGCGTCGAGGTGTCGAGGTTGTTGATCGTGCCGTCCTCGAGGTTCGCGCGGACCACGAAGGAGGCGCCCGCGCTGTTCGAGACGTGCCCGTAGGTGTTGGTGAGGTTGCCCGCGCCGGGCGACGGCGTGCCGTAGGGCGTGAGGAGGACGCGCGTGTTCGCGGTCGTCTGCGCGTCGGTGACGGTCGCGGTGCCGGCCTCGAGCGTGACCTGGCCCACGCGGATCACGCCGGTGCCGCTGGTGATGATCGGGAGCGTGCCGGTCGCGTCGGCGGTGGTCTGCGTGCGGTTCGCCGAGGCGGCGGTCTTGAGCGTCGCGCGGTACGTGGCGCCGCTGTTCCACAGCTTGAGCGTGCCGTCGGCGAAGCTCTGGACCGCGGAGACGGTGGCGGCGATGGTGGAGCGCAGGATCGAGTCCTGGGCGAACGTCAGCGCGTCGGTGCCGACGGTCGGCGAAGCGTCGCCGGTGTACGCCCACACCTGGCCGCCGTGGCTCGACTCCTGGCCGGGGGTGTGCGCGTTGTTCACGTAGAAGGCGGAGCCGGGGAGGATCGTCGCGCTCGTGTTCCACGCGGGGATGACGAGCGGCGTCGACTGGCCCGCCCATCGCGTGAGCTGCCACGCCACGGAGGAGCTGCCCACGCGGGTGAGCGTGTAGAGGCCGTTCTGCGCCGGGGTCGACTGCGCGGTGAGGAGCACGAACATCCCGAGGACCGGCGTGGTCACGCCGTCGGTCGACGGGAACGCGCCCGCGCTCGACTTCGTGAGCGTCGCGCCGACGCCGCTCGTGCCGTTCGCGTAGGTGCCGGCGACGTTCGAGGTGGCGACGACGTCGACATAAAAGACCGGCGCCGTCCCGAGCGCCCATCGGAACAGCACGTCCACGAGCGCGAAGAGGGGGGCCAGCAGCCCGTTGACCGCCTTGTAGGCGCCGGCGGCGAGCGCGTTCCAGATGCGTCCGAACATGGGGATCTTCTCCTTGTGAACCCCGCCTTTTCGGTCGGGTTGAGTACCTACTGCTTTGACTTCGCCGCGCGCTCTCGCAGTTCCTCTTGCGCTTCTTCCTGCGCGTCGAGCCAGTCGTTCGCGTCCAGCACCTCTTGCCTCGTGAGCACTCCCTGCTTCAGCTCGGCGAGGCTGGCGTACCGCGCTTCGACGAGGCGGTAGAGGGGCGCCATGTGGATCAGGTGGTCGACGCCTTGGAGGCGGACCCCTCCGGCGCGGTGGCGTCTTTTCCGGGCAGGAGGTCGAAAAAATCCCCGTAGTTCTCCTGGATGCACGCCAGCAGCAGGCGCCACATGTCGACCGTGCGACCCACCATCAGTGCCTTGCCCGCCGTCGCCATGGAGACCTCGATCCCGGGCGACGTTTCGACCATGACCGGCTCGAAGAACTTGTTGAGGATGGTCTCAAGGTTCTCCGGCGATATCGCCTGTAGCGCCTTGCTCAAGACGGGAGCGATGACCGGCAGCACGCGCATCACGTCCGCGTCGCTCCCCCCCAGCATGGCAAGCTGCGGCAGCTTCTCGACGAAGCCGAGGAGCTCCAACACCGGCGGCCCGATGAGGGGCTGATAGGCGAACGTGTGGTACGGGTTGGGCAGCGGGAAGACCTTGAACGTCTGGCCGCCGAGCTTGAGCGTGCGCATCAGGTGAGCCCGCCGAAGGTGTGGGTGAGCTTGTCGCAGTCGAAGGCGATCTCGCGCATCGTCGCCTCCTTCTGGAACTCCATCTCCGGCGGTTTCTTGATCCACGCGAAGGGCGCCGTCGCGAGGCTCGTTCCGTTGCCGTCGCGGACCGAGATCGGGGCCGCCTGCCCCCCGGTCGCCTCGTCGAGCTGGAGCTGCGCCGAGAGCCGGTCGAGGATCGGCGCGTTCTGCGCGAACACGACGACGATCGAGCCCATCTTGTTGTTGTTCACGACGCGCGTGACGGTGCTGTCCGCGCTGACGTGGACGGTGAAGCTGTCCTCGGCGCGGCCGACCTTGATCGATTCGACGCCGCCGGTGATGGGGATGTCGCCCCAGACGATCGTGACCTTCGTGAAGTCGAAGGTGCGAGTGGGAACCGGAGAGGGAACGCCCATCGGTCAGACCTCGGCCTAGTTGGTGACGTTGACGGTGACGTTGATCGAGTTGATCCCGTTGGCGAGCCGCCAGCGCTCGGAGACGCCCGACAGGGTGCGCGTCGTCGCGTTGAAGCTGCTCGCGTTCGACACCGGCGGCATCGTGATCACGTAGGGCAGCATCACCGGGTTCTGCGCGTTCGCCGGGTCGAGCGGATCGGGCGAGATGATGCCCGCGTCGATCGACGCCTGGATGCGCGACCGCATCACGTTCTCGATGAGCTGGCGCCCGGCCGCCGTGTTCGCGACCTTGTTGTTCGCGATGAGGAGGTTGACGATGTCCTCCTGCTCGGCGGTGGTGTGCGCGTCGATGTTGCGCCGGGTGTCGATGAAGCCGTAGGTGGTGCTCTCGACGTAGCCGCCGCCGGCGAGGAGGTTGGTCTGCGCGAGCGTCGTGTAGTAGCCGGCCCGGCGGTCCTCAAGGTTCGTGCGCTGCGTCTCGGTGAAGTTCACCGGCGTCGGGCCGGTGAGCGTCTTGAGCCGCCAGTTGTCGCCGCCGGGCGCGATCGGCAGGAAGTAGCCGTCGGTGCTGGCGTCGAGCCACTCGTAGTCTCGCGGGTGCCACTGCGCCGCGGTGTAGCTGCCGCCCTGGCCGAGCAGGACCGCGAGCACGTCGGTCGCGCCCGACGCCGCCGTGTTGACGCACGCGGTGTCGGAGACGGCGACCACCAGCAGGCGCTTGTTCGCGTTGCACCAGGCGCTCACGCCGGTGCCGGCCGTCGAGAGGATCGCCTTCGACTTGAAGAGCGGGATCAGCGCGTACCACCGCGCCGAGGCGGTGAGGATCGCGGTGAGGTCGGTCGAGACGCCCGGGTCGGTCGTGTTGTCGGTGAGCGTCATGAGGTTCGACACCGCCGAGGCGTCGCCGCTCGCCACCG